AAGCATATGTACCATTCATATTTACAAGGACATGATTAGGTCTGTTTTGTATCGTCTCTTCAGTAGGTGTAGTGACCTTTCCGTAAGCACTTTGTGGTCTACTTTTAGGCACTTGTTTTTTAGTATTATTAGGATCTTGTCTGTACATTATTTTCCCCCCCAAGACGAGCGTTTAACCCAAATATCAAATAAGATATCGGATACTTCTTTTCTAATTTCTTTTCTAATTTGTCTCATATCATCCTTTGATATTGCTTCATCAACAAACTTGTATCCAGTTTGTTTTTCAATATTTTTTTTTCTTTTCTTTTTCATACCCTTTTTACTAAAAGCATATGGTGTTTGATAGGTATCTATACTTGCCGTGGTGGTTATCTCGGATAATTTCCTTTGATATAGCCTACGAGCAAGCTCTTTTACCAAGTCTTTAAATTTTTGAGAGTTCTTTATCGAGTTCATAATATCTCAACAATTGAACAACTGAATTATCATCTGTTTGTTTTGATTCCGTAATACAGAATTTATCAATACAATTAACAGCCTCGTGTAACTTTATTTTCAATACTTTATTTTGTATCTTTTTAACTTTGTTATTCAACCTTGTTTTTAATTTTGGTAATCTTTCTTCAACAAACAATGAAAAATTGTTTGTGTTGGATATGTTACTTATGTATTCCTTCAATAAGGTCTTTTGTTCGCCAGTCAAATCGGTATACTTATTGTTAAATTTCTCTAACAATACCTTATAAGATAATATCCTTAAATCTTTATCCTTTAATTCAGGTGCTATAAAAGTATCTGTTTTTTTCTTACTAATAGTGGTGACACCCTCTAACACAATAAAGTAACTATCGGTTTTTTCTTCAGCACTCATGGTTGTAAAACCCTCAAACAACTTATATATGGATGCAAAAACCTTATAATTTGGCACTTTTGAGGAAAATAAGTTGGGTAAATCATAATGATTTTTTACCTCATTGACCAAGTTATACTTTTCTCTTCTTAAAACCGAGTTGTTTAGTTTAGTTCTTTGTTTTAAAATCTCATTTAAAAAATAATCCGCTTTCTTATCGGATTTAAATTTTGTCGTCATTAGTAAATTGTATAATGCTAACTCTTTACCAAGCTCCGTATGTTCATTAAATTGATTTTTAATTATTTTTAAGGCTGATGACTCTTTTTCTTTATTCAAGACATCAACTGTTACCTGTCTTAATAAAAATTCAAATAAAAGGCCTGTGTTTCTCAACTTATTGTGTTTGAATTTACCCATGAAGAATTCCTATGTGATATAATGATTCATATATAAATATAATGTAATTCAGATTAACTTGTATTTTAGTCCTCTAATATATTATCTTCACTCAATAATGAAGACTTTTTATTAGGAAATGATTTTTTTAACTGTTTTAATATACCTTCTCTTGCAACCACGGTAGAGCCTTTGGATTGAGCCAATGGTGAACCACCTTTAAACTCTCGTTTACCAAAACTACGATGTCTTTTCTGTACTTTACCATCATCTTCTCGTGGTTTATCTTTACCAAAGTGTGTTTTTTCACTACCACCCCAATCTTCACTTCTACCTACGGAAAAGTCATCACCCTCATCACCCTCGTCTGGCTCTGGCTCTTGTGGTTCTTTAGCAGGATCTTTACCCTCTGTTTCTATTTGTTCTAATCTGAACTTCTGTTTGGTATCTTCTACAATACCCTCATAAATTGCTGTCTTTTTATCATCCGAGAAATCAAATATATTGTCATAAATCCATTGACGACTAAATAATTTTGTATCCATGGCTTTTTCAGCTGCCTCAATCTGTTGATTTAACATTTCTAACTTCTCTTGCTCATGTATCATTGATGGATTTTGAAGTTCTAAGTCAAAATTAATCAAATCAGCATCGTCAAATCCTTGACTATATAGATGAACGATACCTATCTTTGTCAATTCACTTACGATTATCTTTTGTAGTCTCTCAATGGTACGAGCAAACCTAACATCTTCAGCAGCAAGTGTAGCCTTACCACCACTCAACCCCTCTTCATATCCAAGAAATGCCTTTGGTATTCTTAGGGAGGCCATAAGTTTGTTTCTCAAGTATTCTATGTCGTCTATTTGGTCATTATTGGAAAGACCTGGTAGGGTTTCTATTTCTGTTCCACTATCCCCACCACGAACTGGTAAAAAGTAATCCTCGGTAACACTTTCCATGTTGTACTTTAGATTGTACTCGCCTGTATTTTGGTCAATAACAGGAATCTTTTTCATCTTATTGATGATTCTTTGCATAAACTGTTCAACTTCTCTCGGTGGTATGTTTCCAACATCAATCTTAAATACTCGTTTTTCGGGTGCCCTCATGATTCTATGTATCAACATGGCATCTTCCATTAGAGTCAACTGTTTGAATACCTTTCTACCACCCTCAAGTAATGACCTACCGTAAGGCAAGAAGTTCGTGTCGGATAAAAGTCTGAAATGTGCTATCTCATAGTTTTCTTTTACCTCTTTTTTATCACTTTCTATTTCAAACTGAATTAACTGTGGGTTAGCAGGATCGTGGTCTTCAAGTCTCACGATATCATAAGCACTAATCGGTTTGACATTCACCACACCGTACTTATCAACGATGTCCAATGATAGATAAAAATCACCATACTTGGTCATGTTACGAATCCAACTCCACAAGTTAAACTCTATGTTGATTATATCATAGAATAAGTTATGCAATATCTTGTGAACTTTGGTGTTTTCGGTTTTAATTTTTAAAATTTCTCCCTCAATGTTATCAACCGTG